GTAGGTCAGGCCCCACTCGACCCGGGCGGTGGCGCCGATCGCGCCGCCGCCGGCGACGTTCAGCTTGATGTCGCCATCCGTGAGGGCCAGCGGGGCGGCGATAAGGACCTGGTCGGACATGTCCAGGTCGATGGTCAGGGCGCCTCCGGTGGAGGCGTTCAGGACCAGCCAGGATCCGGTGGCAGCGTTGTCGACGGCGACCAGGGTGGCCATGACCACGTCCGATCCGCCGTCGTCCGGGTCGAATGCGAGGTCGAAGTCAAGGGACTCGTTCGGGATTGCCGCGGTGACACGGCCGAAGAACGAGGTGATCAGCACCTCGCCGGTGATGGAGAACAGGTCGTCGCTGCCGCCGGTTGCGTGGGGCAGGGCGGCGGTGCGGGCGACGAACACGCCGACGACGTCGGTGCGGGCCCGGGTTGCGTAGGACATGGCCAGTTCCTTCCGTGCTGATCGGCCGCCGACGTGCTCAGGCGGCGGTGTAGTTGACGGCGTGAATGCCGGTGTAGCGCAGGATCTGGAACGCGAAGTAAGCCCAGATGTTCAGGTAGATGTTCTCCGGCCCGCCCTTCTCCTCGAAGCGGAAGGTGAGCATCGGGGACTCGCCGACCAGCATGTCGATCGAGTTGAACAGCACCGCGTCGTCGGCGGTCGAGGTCATCGACCAGGCGTTGGGGACCATCAGGCCGTCCAGGGAAAGCGACTGGCTGGCCCGGCCGGTGGTGCCCATGGCGTTGGCCGGGCCGGCGAACGGGAACATGGGCCGGCCGATGTCGTCCACCGATTGCACCAGCGCGGAGTAGCCGGTCGGGCCGGCGAGCAGCCGGTCGGGGCCGATGAACCGGTGCGCGGGGAACTCGCCCTCCATCTGGCGGATCTTCAGGGCCAGGTCGTTGCCGGTGCCGGTGACGGCGTAGACGTAGCAGCCCTCGGTGGACTGCCCGGATCCGGTGTCGTTGTCGGTGGCGGCCGCGAGCGCGGTAGCGATCACGGCCTCGGTGTCCTGGGAGTACTCCTCCCGCATGGCGTTCAGGGCGATCACGTCGATGGCCGGGTTGGAGGAGTCCATCAGCTCCCGGGTGATCACGAATTCGCCGGACTGGGCGGTGGGGGACACGGTCCGGTAGGTGTGATCGGTGATCGTGCCGGTGGACGGTCCGGTGCCCTCACTGTTGGTGCCGGACAGGTTCGCCGACCCCACCCAGACGGGGACCTTGAAGCTGGTGGCGTCGCGCAGAGTGACCCGGGTCCCGATCGAGTCGAACAGCGGCCGGCCCTGGGGGACCTGGCCCACGTACAGGTCCGGCCGGTACCCGGGCGGGATCACCTCGGCCTGGTCGGTGGTGTTGCCGGCGTTGGCGAACCGCTGCACGGCCGCGGCCTGCATAGCCGCGGTCTGCTCGGAGTACTTCCGAAGCCGGGCCATCGCCTCCTCGGCGCGCGCGGATCCGAACCCGGAGTTGCGGGCGTCCCAGGCGTCGCGCACGAACGAATCACCCTGGCCGGTCAGGGAGTAGACCAGCGGCTCGCGGACCTGCACGGGCGGGCGGGGCGCGGGGCGCTGCTCGGGCGGGATCGTCCCGGTCAGGGCCTCGACCGCGGCGGTGAACGCGGTCACGGCGGCGGTCAGGGCCTCGGTCCCGGCCGGCGCGGCGGTGGCGGCCGGCGCGGGTGCGGTGAAGGTGGTGCCGCCGGACGCGCAGGGCGTTCCGGGGGCGTGGACCTGGTGACAGTGCACGCACTCCACGGTGGGTTCTCCTGTTCCTGCTGCCGCGGATGCGGCGACGGTGGTGATACGGGCGTCGGTGAAGGCGGGCTCTGCGGTCAGGGTCGCGCGGCGCAGGGTCGCCGAGCTGACCAGCCAGACGCCCTCCTCGGTCGGGTCGGGCCCGTAGTCCTCGATCTTCACGACGGCTGACAGGCCGTCGAGGGCCCCGTCGTCGGCCAGGGTCAGGGCCTCATCCCCGGCGGCCGTGCGAGCGATCTTGAAGGTGGCGCGGATCCCGGCGTCCGACCCGGTGACCGCGGTGGCGGCGCCGAGCAGCTGGCCCGGGTCGTGCTCGCGGTCGAGCTTGACCCGGGAGACGGCGGCCCGGTTCCACTGGACCGACCCGGGGGCGAAGCGCCACTTGCCCGCGGCGTTCTGGCCGATCGGACCGTAGGGCAGCAGCATCCCGCCGACGGTGCGGCGGGCCGGATCGGTCCGGAACGGCTCGGCGGCGAGCGCATCGGCGGTGAAGGTGACCGCCTGGTCGTCGCCGTCGGCGCTGAAGGACACACCCTCGACGTATGGGCTGAGGTCGGTCCACCCCCCCGCGGTGAAGGACACCACGTGCAGGGGCCGGGGGTCGGCGGTGTTCATGCCGGCGCCGCCGGCGGGCACCGGCACGGGCGGTGTTTCACGTGAAACGGGGGCCTGCGGCGCGGCGGCCGGGCGGGCTGGTGCTCCGGACACGGGCAGGTCCTCTCGTGCCCTGATCTCGGGCAGGCTCAGCGCGCCGATCCGGTCGGCCGTCTGGTAGGTGGTCCACCGGGTGGCTGGGTCGGCCTGCATGTACTGGGTCAGGTCGAGCTGCACGCGCCAGCCGCGGCGGGTCACGTCGTTCATGCTCAGTCGGTCTGTCAGTGCCCGCATGTAGAGACTGAAGGTCTGGTTGACCTGGTCCACCCTGCGGTCCACAGCGTTGGCGTAGGTGCGGCTGGTGGTGTTCACGCCGATGTCCTCGGGGTCGATGCCGAGGCAGTTGGCGATCTCCAGGTCGCAGCGCTGCTGCAGCTGGGCCAGGGTCAGGTCCGACGGTGACATCACGTCGGCGGCCTGCCGCTTGAGGGCGGCGCCGATGTAGGCCTCGGAGCCGTTGCGGCGGGCGGCCTGGAACTCCCGCAGGGTGTCCTTGACCTGCTGCTTGTCGGGGTCGGTCAGGCCGTCGGCGGGTGTCCAGTAGGCGCGGGCCTCGGGGTCGTCGGCGTACATCTCGCCGGCCTGGGCGAGCTTGAGGGCGCGGCGCACGGCCCTGGCCCCGGCGATCTTCAGAGGCGGGTTCGGGCTGTCGAACCTGATGACGTCGCGGGCGTCGACGGGTCCGCCCATCACCCAGACGGCGCCGGCCGGGAAGATCCCGGACGGGAGGCTGTGCAGCGGGAAGCCGGCCGGCGGGGTCATCGACACCACGCCTACGTCCAGGTGCTTGCACTCGACCGGGAAGCCGGCCCAGTCGTAGCGGGTGACGTGCCACCAGGAGACAGACTCGAAGATCAGGTCGTCCAGGGTCATGGCCAGGGTGACCACGTTCGGCACGTCGGGGTCGATCTGGCCGAGCAGCCCGGACGGCTGGCTGGTCCGGTCGGGGTCCTTCAGCACCAGCGGCAGCGCCGCCAGCGAGCAGATCAGGTTGCGGCCGCGCAGGACCGCCGGCACGGACAGGGCCTCATCGCGGGTGACGGTGGAGGACCAGCCCGAGGTCCCTACATAGGTCCCGCCAGGCAGCCACGGTTGCCGGCCGGGGGCCCAGCTGAACGTCTCGCGCCGCTCTGGTTCGACGGGGCGGCGGCGCCGCGCTCGCCATGGCCGCCACCTGCTCATGGGGCACAGGGTAGATCCCTGTTTCACGTGAAACGGGGACCCTGATCGCGCCGCGGCGCGGTGTTCGCATCCTGCGGTCCGAACAGTTCGGATGTCTGGGTCCGTACAAGCTCAGTCGGCGGTGACGACCATCGGGGTCGGTGGCGGGGCGGGCATGGTGCGGGCCAGCCAGACGGCGCCGGCGGCGGCGTACAGGGCATCGGCGTGGGCGCCGGACCGTTGTGCGGTGTACGCCCACACCTTGCCCTGCCAGGCCTTGCCGGCGGCCAGGGCGTGCGCCGACAGCAGCGGGTCGCCGGCGTGCGCGATCAGGCCGGTGGTCACGTCCAGGGCGAAGGCCATACAGACCGCTGGGGTCTCGGTGCGCAGCTCCTCCACGATGACCCCGCGCGGTGGCCAGATGCGGCGGGCCTGGCCCTTCCGGTTGCGGTCGGCCAGGGCGGCCGCGGCCGCGGCCGCGCCGCCGCCGGGGAACCAGCCCACGGCCCGGGGCCGGACCTTGGCGACCAGGTCGGGCAGTGCGGCGACCAGGGCGGCCGCGGCCGCGGCGCCGTCCCAGGCCTTGACCACGTCGATCACGGCGACGCCGTCACCGCGGACCGCGGCCGCTGCGGCGGTTGCGTGCAGCCCGTCGGGGGCGACGTCGACCACCAGGGCGACCCGGTCCCGCAGCTGACCGAGGCCGGCCGGCGGGTAGTCGCCGGGCCCGCAGGCGCCCCAGGCGCCGGCGTCGATGGCCGGGTCGAGGCGGGCGACCCGCTGGCACAGGACCTCGGTCCGGTAGCTGGCCTCGGTGTCGCCGCCCTCGGTGGCCGCGGTCGCCGCGTCGCCGAGCAGGTCCTCCAGCAGGATCCGCCGGCCCAGGTTCGGGTTGGCCATGGCGAGCGCGGCCGGGTCGTCCAGCGGGCAGCGCTCGGGTGCGGACCACTCGAACAGCCCGGCTCGGGGATTCCCGGCGCCGGTGGTGATGTAGCGCAGGCGGGCGGCCCGCTCGGTGTTCAGGACCTCGGAGCGGTCGTCGCCCATGTTCGACAGGGCCCAGGCCTGGGCGTAGGGGCGGGCGTTGGTGGCCGGGACGGCGGCGCCCCACGCGGACCGGTCGTGGTGCTGCCGCAGCTCGTCCATGATCAGGGCGTCGATGGACAGCGACCGCCCGCCCTCCTCGTTCGCCGGGGCGATCTTGTAGCGGGATCCGTTGATGGTGTACTCCTGCTCGCCGTTGGCCAGCCGGACCCAGGAGCGGCGGCGGGCCGGGACCAGGCCCTTGAGGCCGGGCGCGCGCTCGGCGAGCTCCACGGCCTTGAACCACGACTCCTTCGCGTAGTCGAGCTTGGTCGAGGTGCCCAGGATCATCGGCAGGGCGTCCACGAACGTCCACCACAGGGCAAGCGCAACCAGCACGTGCGTCTTGCCGTTCTGCCTGGCGACCAGCACCAGCACGGTCTTGAACCGGGGCCGGCCATCGGGCAGCAGCTCGCCGGCGTGCAGCAGTAGCCAGTCCTGCCAGGGGTCCATCGGGGTGGCCAGCACGTCGCGGGCGAAGCGGGAGACCAGCGGGCCGACTGAGGCGCCGGGTTCGGACAGGTCACGTAGCGGGGGGGTCCACAGCCTGGGGGTCACGCTGCCGAGCACGCTCGGCGCGGATGGCGTCCAGAGCGGTGACTGTCCCGCCACGGTCTGGCTCCTCCCGCGGGGTCGGTGGGCGCAGCGAGCGGGTCATCCCCAGCCGCTCGAGCACCGCCGTCAGCCGGCCGGACAGGCGGGCGACGTCCTGGGGGTCGGTGGCCATGTCCAGCTCGAGGGCCAGCCGGCGGGCCAGGGCGGCGGTCGGCTCCTCCCAAGGCTCGAGCGGGCGGGCCTTGAGCGAGCGAGCGAGCGCTGCGCGGATCGAGGGCGGCCGGGGTGGCATCAGGGATTCACTGGCGGGATCGGGGAGAGAGAGAGGACAC